GCTTCTGCCTCGTCTTCGTCAAGCATCTCGCCCATGGGCTTGGCCACAGGGCGCTTGCCTTCGATAGCCAAAGGAGCAGGACTAGTAACGCCATCCACAGCGGCAGGGGTAGAAGCTACGGCCTTCTCAGCATCCTTGGATGTGGCCTGGGTCTGCACAATCTCGTACTCGTCATCAGTCAACCAACGCACAGGTGCGAAGATCAGCTTGGGTGACTCAGCCTTGGTGTCGAACTTCATACGGGTCACGATGGAGTCCAAGTTGACTGGAGGAGTCTGAGCCGCCATAGCACGGGCGTATGCCTGCAAGGGGCGCTTGTCGCCTTCTTCTTTGCCGAAGATGGATGTGGCGGGCAGGGTGACCTGCAAGACATCGCCTTCGGGGTTGTTAGCCAAGACCACAGCCAAGCGCTGTTGGTAGCGGCATGCACGGCTTTGACCGTTGCCAGACCCAGCGATGTTCTGTGGGCATGTGGCACAGCTTGAAGCTTGCTTGTTCTTCACACCGGCATCAGGCTTCTCACCATCACCAGAGGTGCAGTCAGGAGCGGCTGCAGCCGCGTCTTTGTCATACGATCCTGCGTAGAAGATACGGCTGACCTTGGGGGCGGCTTTGACCACGATCACATCCAAGAAGCGCTCGTCGATAGCGGCAATCTCTTTGCCACCAGCAAGCAGACGGAACACGCCGCCCTTGATGGAGACGCGCTTCATGCCGGCACTGGTGTTGACACCGCCAGCCAAGGCCAAAGTAGTTGCAGACAGAGCCGCGTTCTTAGCGAAGGCGGGCACATTTGAGGGGTTGAACATTGCGATGTTGCTCATTTTGATTTCCAATTAAGAAGGTTTGCGTACAGAGATGTCGTACTCAGATGCTGAGTTCAGGCCGGGCGGTACGACCCCGGGGTTTTCGTCCAAGAATTGCTTCATGTTGGTCTGGGCGATGCGCTTCTCCAAAAGCTCAAGAGCTTCATGGGCTATGACGAACTTCTTGAATTCGTCCCAGTCTTGTGTTGAGTAACGCGTCTTCACAGACAGCACCACTGTGCCTTCTGGAGTTCGTACAGATGTCACGCCAAGCGCTTTCATCTGGTCTTTCATTGCGTTCTTGATCTCTTCCTGTTGCGCCTTGAGCACTTCGACTTGCGTGTCGTACTCTTGGGTCAGGTCGGCAATCTTGCTACGCAGTTTGCGGTAGATTTTTGCTAGTTTGTCTAGCGGTACTGAGTCTTCTGACATTTGCTTCTCCGGTTTAATTTTTGTCTAAGGTTGGACAGTTTACATGTATTTTTGATCGTTGCAATACCCTTTCATGATTTAATTTCAGTCTCGAACATGTCGGTCAAAAGTAAGTTATCGCTAACTTTCCCTGCCAACGCCCTAAACATCTTCTGCTCGATGGCGCTACTCTGAATGTGAATCACAGTAACTTTGTCTGAGTCCTGCCCCTTGCGGTCAGCACGGGCACAGCATTGGATGTACTGCTCAACGCTCATGAGTGGCCCATAGAACACCACAGTATCAGCGGCAGTCAGCGTGATGCCGTGCGCAGAAGCCGCAGGCTGCATCACCAGTACACGCGGATCGTCCTCAGTCTGGAAGCGATTGATCGTCTGCCCACGCTTGCTTGGTGTGATGTCCCCGTGGATGCACTCATTGACAATACCCTTCTTGGTGAGGTAGTTGCTGATGGTGTCGATGGTGCTACGAAACAGTGCGAAGATGATGACCTTGCGGTTGGTCTCCTCCAGTATCTCCTCAAGCACGGCAAGCCTAGGCGCTGAGTCGAACTCAACAACTTCCTTGTCGTCTGTGTATGCCGCACCACAACTGATCTGGAGAAGCTTGGATACACCAGCGGCGGCATTGACTGCGGTGATGGTCTCGCCTGCGGCTTGCACCAGCATGCGGTCTTTGAGCATCTCGTAGTACTTCCTCTGCTGGGGTGTCATCGGCACTTCACGGGTCATCGTAACGACTGGCGGCAAGTCCAAGCACTGCGCTTTGGTAAAGCGTATAGCCGGTTGCAACGCTTCGTGCACTTTGTCCTTGGCATCAATCTTCGGAGCCCACTTGAACATCGTCACCTTGTTCATCACCTGATCGCGCCATGCTGTGAAGAACTTGGGCACACCTTCGGGGTTAACAAGTTTGGCCAGCCCATACGCATCGACAGGCGACTGCGATGCAGGAGTACCAGTCATCATCCACAGGTACGTGTTGGGGTTGAGGATCGAGTTCAGCGCCTTCCAGCGCTTGGTTGTGGGGGTCTTGTACGCGTTGGCTTCGTCAACAATCACAAGATCAAAGCGGCCATCGTTACGCACCTCATCAGCGATCAAGTTAAGGCCTTCGTAATTCGTGATTACAATTTCGTAATCTCGCTGAATCATCTCGATGCGCCTGCTAGCCTGCGCATGGTGCGCGATAACGGCAGAACGATGTATGACGCTGTTGTTGATGTCACCCATCCATGCACTGTGCATGATGGACAGGGGGCACAGAATGAGAACCCTGCGCACCTTCTTGAGCTTCATCAAGTAGTCAGCCGCCCACAATGCAGACAACGTCTTACCCGTGCCGGGCTCAGAGAACACGAAGGCTCTCCTGTACATCGTCAAGAACGCTGCCGTCTCGATCTGGTGAGCCATGGGCTTGTAACGCCCCGGCCAGTCATAGCGCCTAGTGATAGGCGATGGTACGTCTTTAACGCCTAGGTTACGCAAGACCCGCGCTTCGTCCAAGCCCCAATACACAGCGACATCGTAGCCTCCGTCTGCACGGGGCATTGCCTTGCTCTTGGGAATGATGGAGTACTTGTGCGGGTTCCTTGTGCGTAAGATTAGTGCTCTGTCTTCTACGATTTCCAATTGCTTCTCCGAGGATTATTTATTGTCTGCTCTGTTGGCAGATTTGCTACGCATACGCAAGTTACCTTTGGCTGATGTGCCGCCTGAGCGCATGGGCTTGATGTGATCTACATCTTTGCCGTCACCCTTGGTGGCCGCTCCCGTCTTCTCCATCATGCGCCGAGCTTTAACACGCTCTGCACGCTTCTTGATTTGATCGGGTTTGCCTTGGTAGTTGTCGTACTCCGAACGATAGTTACGCGTTGCCATGATTGTTCCTAATGCTTAGGGTTGAACTCACAGCCAGTGACCTGACACCAGCCGCATAGTGGGGTTTGATTTGGGTTCCAGACATCGTTCTCAAAGCATGCTTCGAGCCGAGCAGTACGCTCACGATACTTCCACCAAAAGTTTTCGGCTTGGTCTCGTGTCATCTGCATCTTGACCATATCATTTTTGACGATGAACAGCAACGCAGAGTTGACCTTACGGATGTGGGGGAAGTGTTGGAACACCATGAGTGACATCAACACAAGCTGATCCCTGTCGGGATACTTGTTGTTGCCTGTCTTCCAGTCTCCCACCCACGCCGTAAGGTTCTCGTCGTCAACGATCAGAATGTCAGCGATGCCCCGCACCCAAACATCAGGCGCTTTCCAGTTAGTAGGCGTAAGGTCAGCGCGTAGCGCCATCTCGTACTCTGCTAGCTTTCTTCCGGGCTTCTTGAGCATGGCGTCCACCACAGGCTGGAACTGTGCGTACTCAGGCGGTATTGGCGTTTGATCCCTGATGTAGTTCTCAATCGCCTCATGCACCTGATTGCCGTACCGCGTGGCTTCGGTCTCTTGGAAGGGGTACTTCTTCAAGACCTTGACCTCGTGATACCTGCGCTGACAGCCTTCAAAATCTTTGAGACTGCTGTGTGACCATGCTGGTTTTTTCATTCGAACTTCGCTGTGTTAATGGCTTTGTTAAGCCGTGTTGCAAATGCTGATACAAAACGCTCGTCACGATACAAGGGGCTGTCCATGTCATGCAAGATTGCATGCGTAAGCTCATGCCAAAAGGTGTCACCTACTTCGTGCTTTGTGAACGGCTTGCCTGTGTGGTTGCGTGTACCGATACGAATGTGTTGCGCGTCATAGTGCACACGCCCCATGTAGTTCTTATCGATCATTGCCTCAATGACTTCCACGCTGTACCAGCGCCTACCGACTCGTACTTTAGTTGGTAATTTCAATATTGCTTCTCCTCTATTTTTTCGTATGTCATCTCAAAGATGTCCGGCTTGCACGGGTAGTGCTCACCCTTTACGCCTGTGATGATCCAGTCGCCGGGCCTCACCAAATGCGCTCCTTCAAGCGTTTCAATTTGTGGCGCACCAGTTTTTTTCCCAATAAACACGGCTGGATGGTCGCCAT